TTTCACTATTACTCTTGAACAGACTTTCCCTACTATGGCAACTGAAGAAAAGATTGTCATGAAGCATATGCAAAAGTTTGAAGCTATTGACGAAGAATTTGGTAAGCTACTTGTTGGCTGGGCAGATGCTATTCGTAAGACTTTTTATGATGAAGGTATTGACGAAGTTATTTCAACTCGTCGCTTGTGCCACATCGTTCAGACTTTCTCTATCTTTGGTAAGAGAGACAAAGCGATTGCTCTTTGTGTAAACCGTTTCGATGACGATACTAAAGAAGCTTTCATTGATCTTTATGAGAAAGTTGATGCTACTATTAATGATCCTGAGCCGGAAGTTGATATTGAAGCTGCCGACTCATTCAATGACTCATGGGAGGACGAATAATTATGAATCTATCTGCTCAAGAATATTTAGCGAAGCTATTAGCTAAAGAGAACTTATCTGTTCAACACGGTAACTATTCTACAGCTAGCTTCGATGTTGTGAATAGAGTACTTCGTCTTCCTCTTTGGAAAGATAAAGGTAAAGATGTGTATGATCTTCTTGTTGGACATGAAGTTGGTCATGCACTATATACTCCTGCTGACGGATGGCATGACTCTGAAAAGAAGATTGGAAAAATTCCACGTGCTTATCTCAACATCGTTGAGGATATCCGCATCGAACGTAAAATCCAAGAGACATATCCTGGTATCGTTCGTCGTTTCAAGAATGGTTATAAAGTTCTTTTCGATACTGATCTTTTTGGTACTAACGAGAGAGACATCAACGAGGCTGGACTTATGGACAGACTAAATGTTTCTTCAAAAGGTCGTGGCTATGTTCCTGTTGAATTCTCTGATGAGGAATCTCCATTAGTTAAAGAAGCTATGGAAGTTAAAACATGGGATGACGTTGTCAATGTTTGTAAAAAATTATATGATTTCATCGAAGATCAAAAAGAAGATGAGAAAGAAGAAGAAGATGAAATGGAAATGGGTATGCCAAGTGCTGACGAGGGTGAATCTCCTGAGAACGAAGGTGAAACTCCTATCTCTGGTGATGAGGAAAGCGATGACTCTGGTGAAGGTAATGGTGATTCTGATGGTGAAGATGAATCTGACGAAGAGCCTACTAGTGCTGAAGTTGCAGATGATGAAGCTCCTGAAGGTCATGAGACTTGGACTGAAGATACTCAAAGAGAACGTGAAGAAGATCTTCTTGAAAAAACTGAAAGTGATCGATACACAAGAGCCGGTCAGCCTCAATACTCAAGCGGCATGAGCGATGCAAATATCGAAAAGATTCTTTACTCTTACAATTATGCTAAATCATTACGTGATGAGTATGTAGAAGAATTGATGGGTGAAAGACTTCGTTATGGTGATGACCATAGTGCTTATACTCATGCAGCTTGCATAGAAGATTTCAATGAGACTAAATTAGTTTACAAGCAGCAAGCAAATCTTATGGCGAAAGACTTCGAACGTAAGAAAGCTGCATTTGAATATTCACGTGCTAGGACTGCAAAGTCTGGTAAACTTGATCCTTTAAAGTTACATGCATACAAAACTTCAGAAGATATTTTCTTGACTACTACTCAGTTGGCTCAAGCAAAGTCACATGGTATCGTAATGTTCCTTGATCTTTCTGGTTCAATGTGTGAGATCATCGAAGATGTTACTGCTCAAGCAATTACTATTGCTATGTTTTGTCGTCAAGTCAATATTCCTTTCGAGGCATATAACTTTACTTCTACTTCATACTGGAGAGAACGTGGTAAGGGTATTCGTGAGATGGAACATAAAGCTGGTGAGATGCATTCTGATGGTACTAAAGTTGTTGAGATGTTCTCTTCAAAGATGAACAAGAAAACTTTTGATGAAGCTGCTTATGTTTCATTTGCGATTGCAAAGGCACATAGCTACAACAACAAACACACTGCTTACCACATATCTGGTCACTATCTTCATGCTCTTGATGCTATGGGTTCAACTCCTCTTATTCAGACTGCAATGCTTGCAGCTAAATTGACTAAGGCATTTACACGTAAACATGCAATACAAAACACAAACATTATGTTCCTAACTGACGGTTATCCTGATGGAATAAATGTTGAACATGATTCAGATGCTAGTGTTGTGACTTCACGTGAGACAATGATTAACTTTGACGGTAAATTGATACGTGGTCAGGGTGGTCGTAAGATCTATGAGGCTGTTCTTGAAAGACTTAAAGAGATAACTGGTGCAACTCTTATGGGTTTCCACCTTGCGTATGATGCATCTACTTTCGGACAAGGCTATGTCAATGTTGATGACAATAAAGAATTTCACAAGGTAATCAAAGATTGGAGAAAAGCTGGTTTCGGTGCTTGGAAAAATGTTAAAGGTTATGATGACTATTTCATTATCAAGATCAATCGTTCTGCAAGGTTTGACTCTGATGTGTTTGAGCCTAAAAAAGCTGATACAATTAATGATCTTAAACGTGAGTTTAAGAAGTTTGCAAAGACTAAGAAAGGTAACAAGCAATTAGTCTCACGTATTACTGATGCGGTAGCGGCATGAAGAAGTTTGTTGCTCTTTTTACTCTTGCTACTCTCAGCGTTCAAGCAAATCAAAACACTTGGGATTATCCATTATTTGCTTTTGACAGATACAAGATTATAGAGTCTTATGATGGTAGTCATTATGAATTTCAATCGAGTCTAAGAAAAGATCAAGATGTCTTAGATGAATTTAAAACTTCTGGAATACTTAGTTATCTATTATTTGAGAATGATAAAATTGTAATAGATGAGAGTAAATATTATGATGTAGTAGGTGATGGTCCATTACCTTCACACTCAATGGGTAAAAGTTTAGTAGGTTATATCACCGGACATGCAATTTGTAATGGTGATATTAGTAGTACTAGTGAAAAATTAGATTGGGATCTACTTGAAAATACTTTATACCATAATCAACCATTAATTAATCTTTTAAATATGGTAGCTGGAGATCAAAAATATATTGGCATGTATCATTATCCACAAAGTGATAATTTCTTAAAGTATTCGAATATCAATTCTAATCTTTACAGCCTTGAATACCTAATGGGTTTAGAAAAGGAGCTGGCCAGAAAAGGAAAACAAGTTTATAACTATAGTGCTCTCACTACTAATATCATACTTAATTATGTATTACATAAAAGTGGTTATGATATATTAAATAAAGTTTTTACTACTCATGTCAAAGTAAAAAAACCTGTGTACTTTGCGATGACACGTGAAGATGGCAGTGAATATAATGAAAAACATAATGGTCAAAGTATGCGGTATAGCTTTTATGCAGATAGGTATGACTACTTACGAATAGCTAAAACAATAATGGATGATTGGAATAGTGATACTTGTATTGGCGATTATTTAAGAACAATATATGATCTTAGAATTGACAAAGGTGATGGGTATAAGAATGTAAAAACTGCAGTTCATAGCTATGCGAAAAGTTATGGTGGTCAATTTCATTTTGATGTTGATGGTCTAAGTCAAACTATTATTGGACTTGATGGATTTGCAGGTCAAAATATTTTAATTGATGTAGACAATGAAAAGATCATAGTGATAAATTCAAAATATGCAGACTATGATTGGGAAGAAATTGTTTATGAAAAGTATGTACATTAAGCAATTACATGTTATAATATAACTATATTTGAAAAAGGAACTATATGAAATTTAATGAATTACAAAACATCAATCAGTTGACAACATATGTTGAGAGCACATACTCTAAACATTATGCTGCTCCGAATGGTGTACAAAGTATGGATCTGATCTCTGCTTCAGGCTTAGGATTAGATTTTTGTCTTGGCAATGTATTAAAATATGCATCAAGATATGGTAAAAAGAATGGAGCCAATCGTGAAGATCTTATGAAGATCATGCACTATACTCTACTTGCAATTAATGAACATGACTTAAAGGAGTCGAATAATGAAACTTAGTAATGAAATAAAAGATGTATTGAGCAATTTCCAGTCGATCAATAGCAATATTGCTCTTGGCGAAGAAGGTGGATTTATCCGAACGATGTCCACTTCTAAAACACTTATGTCGAAAGCTAACATACCTTTTGATGCTCCATATCCATTTGGCATATATGACTTAGGTGAATTCCTAGCTTGTCTTAATATGTTTGATGATCCTACATTGTCATTTGATGATGATAAGAAGTTTGTAAATATCACTGATGGTATTACAGCATTTAAATATTACTTCTCCGATATCGACATCCTGACAGTTCCTACAAACGATATTAAATTAGATTGCGGTGATCTAAAGTTTACACTCACGCATGATGAATTAAACCAATTACGTAAAGCTTCGTCTACTCTTAAAACTAGTTGGCTAAGTATACGTAAAAACCCTGCTGCGATGTTTATCGAATGTGTTATTGTTGATAAACAGAATCCAACTTCAAATCAATTTACAATGAACGTTGCGAATTGCAGTATAAATACTGATGCTGAATTTGAT